TTCGATACAGCAGATCACGACTCATTTGACACTGATGCCTTGGATGAAGGGGCCGACCCAGAAAACAAGGATGAAGTGTACAACGTGGTCAAAACTGATCTCGAATATGCAGATGTCCTAATGGACCGAATGCAAGATGGATGCTCCGTGGATAAGGTTGAAGTCACTATCAAGCCAAAGCAATGAACTGGCCGGGCCACCTGGAGCACATCCCAGCGTGGCCCGCGCCAGTGCAGAAACCAATGAGGTTCATCATGCGTCTCTGTGCAGTTTGCTACACTGAAGTCGATAAGCTGATGCTATGTGATCTAACAGCTCACGAGTTTGAATGCTATAAGAGGGCTGGACCAGATCACGTTCCAGCTGAACACAAGGAACGCTTCGAAACTCTTCTCAAGTGGGAGAAGCGAAGCGCAGCAGCAAAGCGAGGAGCCGCTACACGAAAGGCTCAGCGTGAAGCAGCGGGGCGAAGTGCCCCGAGCAAGTGAGGTGTACCATGAAACTCCATTTCCGTATTTGTCCGGACCACACCATTCGGATCTGGCGAGACGATTGGGCAGGAGACCAGTTTAACGTTCTCACCCCCATCGCTTGGCAGAGACTAGAACAGAAAGTCAATGAAATCAATGAGTCGATAAGACTAATTGAAATCGTTGATCATACCGACGAAGACTAGACTAAGGGCTCCCATGCTGACTATCGCATGTGGAGCCTAAAGCCGTGCGGGAACAAGGAGGCCCGCGAACATGGCAATAGTCGCCCTGAACCGTCGAGAGACGCTGAAGATGATCGGGCGCCTGCTCACAGCCCGAACATACTTCAGCTGTAGCTGGCGTGACGGTCTCTTCCGCCTCCACATACCCGACCACTTCGTGGTCGGCTTGAAGCCCTCGGCCTTCGTCCTGCCGACGCAAGTGCGTCAGCCGAGGCAAGTGCCTAACAGACTGCAATAGCAAACGGCCCGGGTCGCGCAAGCGGCTCGGGTCTTCCTGCTTCCGGAGGACACCATGAGTGGAAAAGCCCAGACCTCAGTCAAGCCACCAATGCTACTACCGCTCGAGAACTGGCAGGGCCGTGAGGTCGAACGCCTGCATGCACTTGCGACGCTCGCCCGGCGCTTTCGCCCGTACACGGAGGAAGAGGCAATGGAGGTCGCAAAGTTGCAACGGGCCCTGAACGGTGACCCGGTGCGCCAGCCACAGACGCTCGCAGATTTCGAGAAAGAATGGCTCAACCTAAAGTAAAGGAGATCACCATGGACCACGGATATCACGGCAAGCCCCGCCACCCAGTACCTGCCCCGCAGTTCCCGACCTTCATCAAAGCCTACGAGATCGAGGTTAGCAAAGCTCAGCAGAAGCTCAAGAGCATCGAAAGCATGCACCGCCCGTACGAGATCGTAACGGGAGTCATCACGAAGCTCAGCTGGCTCAATGAAGTCACCGTGACCCTCGAAACACATGGGATCGACGTCATCACCCGTGTGCTGCATGAGGACCGAAAGGAGAAATTCGACCAGATGCTCCACAACGTCTGCGAGGAGCTAGTCTCCTGGCGCCTGCGAGAAAGCCTCGAGGTCCCGAACTGGAACACTCTAGGCTACGACTTCAGCACCTTCATTCATACAAAGTCGGAGCCCAGGTGCAGAATCTACTTCATGCTGGATGTGCCCATCCGAGGAACCAAGTGGATCAAGGTCACAGAGACCAGAGAGGTTCTCCCAGAGCCTCGCGTGATCACCACGATCCGTACTGAGTGGCTCGAAGAGTCTCAGAACATCATACCGGAGGCCGGCCGATGAAGCGAAACAGGCGGAGGCGATGCGAGCCCATAGTGCCCTCAAAGGCTGAGCAGGACACCTACGCAAAGGCTCTTGAAAAGAGTCGTGCGTATTATCAGCAAGTGATGGAAACATGGGACGTGTTGCCTCCGGAGATCCGAGCAAAATATCAGGAGGTCCTCGTCGGTGACGACCGCGTCGTCATGGGCACAGCAGAGGACCTCTGGAGCCGTGGCTACTCCCCCGAGATGTCCATGCAGAAGCTCGAGACCTTCATACGAATGCAGCGAGAAGCCCTAGAAAGGCAGAGAGACCGATGATACCAGACCATACAATTAGGCTCGCCTGCTGTTGGGTCGCTAGCGCGGCCTACTTCGTGGGGTCCCTCGCCTGGGAAGCCTGGCCCGCGGTCCCCACCACATTGATCCTTCTAGCCTTCTTCACCCATCAACTCGAGTCCGAAGTGAGGTACTTGCATGAGCTCAGCAAACAAGTCGACGATGAACCTCTACCCAATTAAGCAGTGCATACGCCGGGCAAATACACTTCTCCCGCTCGGAGCTATCATCCACCAGCAGTTCAACTGTGGTGCCTGTGGCACCAAGCAAACCATGGAGACCCCAGATGTTTTCTTCAAAAGTGGGACCTGTGAAATATGTCATGCAGTCACGAACATCGAGGCGGCTGGATGCAACTATCTTGTCGAACTCCACAATGTCGACCGGGCAAAGCTTGCGGCCTTCGAGAAAGCTCTCAACGATGAAGGAAATTGACCCCCGGATCATTCAGATCTGGAACGCGGCCCCCACGATCCTGGTCTTCGACGAAGAGCGCGAGGCGGAAGCCCTCCGGCACCAGCTCTACTATGCCCGCCGGGCGCTTCTGCCAGAGCACCCAGCGCTGAAGGACTTCAAGATCACCGTCTTCAAAGATGGCCCGCTCTGGCGCCTGCAAATTAAGAACGTTGGCAAGCTCCTAGACGCCGCAATCGAGCGGGCCGGCATCAACATCCCTGAGCCCCCAGACCTGGAGGACCCCACATGAAGGAGGTCAGGACGGCATCACGAAAAAGTGATGAAACTGAACGCGATTTAGTTTGACACAAGGGCCGCTTTCTGCCACCATGCGCGTGACTCACGGGAGAGCTTACATGAGCCGAATCATCGCGTTGCCCATCGGCTCAGCCCTTGCCTCGACCGTGAGTTTCCTGTCTGAGCCCAGACCGTTCCCCCGCGGTCTGGGCTTTTCCTTTTCCAGTCTCTACCTCCGCACCTGGGGACTGGAAACGGGGAGCTTGTCTGGGTCCTACGCAGCCCATAGACAGGCTCCCCACTTTTTCACCACCTGAAAGGACACGCCAATGGCACAAGTTGGAACCACTCGCTTCAAGCGCATCACGGACTACACGCCAGAAGAGCTGGACCTCGCGGTCCAGCGTGGCGTCGATCACTGCAAGCTGGTCCGCTTCGAGGACCCCTCGGACGGCATCAGCCGCAGCCTTGACTTCTGGACTCTCTTCAATGCCTTCGACGCATACAATGAGAAGCGGAGTCGGAAGAACGCAGCCGCACGTAGCGACCAAGGCGCCAAAATGAACCAAACAACCGTTGGTTCACCATCACAGGAACGGGCTCAAAGTAGCACACAAGGTCCCAGATTTGCAGACTACAATGAGAAACAGAAAGGATAACTTCCCATGGCCTTCCGCCCAAAGAACTCAGGCTCGAGACCGACTGCCGACCCAGGTCAACATGACCAGCTGTCAGACCTCTACAGCAAGGGACGCCTGCCCGTGAGCCGGAAGGGGCACGTTGCCACCGGCCCAAACGTACATTCCGCTCGGCCGAACCCACCGGTCATGCGGACCAGGACGCAGGACCCGGCAGTCCAATCTCAGCGGTTTCCTTTGGGCGGAGGGACCTCACCAGGGTCCGGCGGCCGGGCGCCCTCGGCTCCCGCCGAGCCCCAGCAACCGCGCGGCTTCGACCCACACATGCCGGGGAAGAAAGGCTGAGCTTTGCGTTTCCATCTTCGTAGACGACAACGACCGTCGTTCCTCCTGTTGGTGATCTCCACCAACGCAGCCGAGTTCGGCGTTGAGCTCGAGCCCTTTGAGAGAGCCCACATGAGCACCTCCGTTAACGTTGGCCACACTGTCAGCATGAAGATCAGCTTTCTGGACACAAACGGGAACCCGATGCTGACGCCAGTCACTCCAGACTCGCCTCCGATCTGGAGCAACTCCTCACCCGCGACCGGGCAGCTTACTGCCGCCCCCGATGGCCTCTCGGCCGTCGAGTCGGCCATCGCCGCAGGCTCTGACGTCGTCAGCCTCTCCGTCACCGCAGGTGGCCAGGTCTTCTCCGCGACCCTTGCCATTGACGTAAGCGCAGCCACACAGGTCCTCGGTTCCGTCGCCATTGAGCCCACGGTGAACTGATGCCGGGCACGCCTCGCGCGACCAAAAAGGACGCAAGATACCAGGCCGTGCCAAACGGCCTGGAGAAATGTGAGCTCTGCATGAATATCCGCTACGCGCCGAAGAGCCCATGGTGCGTGAAGGTCGAAGGCAAGATCAGCCCGCAGGGCTGGTGTCGCTGGTTCAACAAGAAGGCATCATGAAGAGCGGTCACGGTAAACGTATCCCCGGCGCCAAGCGCCACGTTAAGTATACAATCCCGGAGGAGCTTGCGAACGAGATTGACCTTCTTTTCTTCGACACCAACAACCAACGCTTCACCTATGGCTCCCGTTCCCATCTCGTGACCATGCTCCTCCAACAATGGCTCACAAACTATAAGAGGACCTTGCATGAACGACATGCAGCTGCAACTAGATCCGCCACTATTGGTCCCCCTTCCCAGTCCGCAGACCCTGGACCCTGCGGAGTTGAATTCCCGGCTGAAGGAGATCCAACGAATTCAAGCCAAGCGCCCGCTGGAGCCCTCGGAGAACCGCGAGGGCCTAACGCTGATTCAAATCATCCGTGGGACGCTGTCAACCTCCGGGCCGAAAGGAAAAGGCACCCGGAAGAAAGCCGCCGGGAAGATGACCCTGGACGACTTCGAAGCGAGCCTGGGCCTCAGCCTCAAGTGAGAGTGTTCGAACCCCCGGATCACGGAGACGAACCCTGATGGAACCTAGCCTTCCCCACTACGTAGATAGCTCGACGCTTTCAACGCTCCGAGCCTGCAAACGTAAGTTCTCCTGGAGCACCATCCATGCCCTCTACCCGACAGGAAAGTCCGTCCACCTCGTCGCCGGAGCCGCCTTTGCCGCTGGCCTCGAAGCCGCTAGGCTCCATGCTTTCCTCCCTGGTGTCGATTGCACACACCAAGATTTGCTTGAAGCTGCTCTACCTGCTTTCCTACGAGAATGGGGAGACTACGAGCCCCCCACCGGAAACGCCAAGTCCCTCGTGAATACCTTCAGTGCTCTGAATGATTACCTTGAGAACCACCACCCTCTCAGTGACCTTGTCCAGCCTCACATCAAGGCTGACGGGACGCCCGCCGTTGAGTTCACCTTCAGCATCCCGCTCGACGGGCCGGACTATCCGCGCCATCCGGACGGGCAGCCGTTCATCTTCGTAGGTCGTTTCGACCTGCTCGGGTACTATGGAGCGGAGCGGCTCCCCGTAATCGTGGATGAGAAGACCACAGGTGCCATTGGCTTTGCTTGGGAACACCAGTGGAGCCTCCGCGGCCAGTTCATCGGCTACGTGTGGGCAATGCAGCAGCTCGGCTTCGGCATTCGCCATGTGCTCGTCCGTGGGATCGCGATCAACAAGACCCAATATAAAACCGCATCCGCTCTGCCAATGTACAGCGACCACCTTGTCTCTCGCTGGCACTCACAGCTCATCCGAGACCTCGTTGAACTCACGGAGACCTTCAAGGTCTGGGACTCTCGCCGGAAGGCCCGGGGTGATGATGCCCTGCTCGAAGGCTTCTGGGATATGAACCTTGCGGACGCCTGTAGCTCCTACGGCGGCTGCGCCTTCACGACCCTCTGTGAGGCCAAAAACCCTCGCAACTTCTTCAACAATTACATACGCCACCGCTGGGATCCGCTAGCTCGCAACCCAGTGATTGAACTGCATCCCGCGAGCAAACCAGAGGAGGAGCCTTTGGCTCCTCAAGACCCTATGGGGGACATCAAATGCGAACCTTGTTCATCGGAGTTGCCGTCGGAGCCCTCGTTCTCGCTGCCAGCTTCACTCCAGCCCATGCCCAGAGCGGCGCCCGCTGCTACCTTGAGGGAACTGTCTCCGCCGGAGCCAGCCTTCTCCCAGTCAGCGCCGGGCCTTCCACCATCGACCTCGGAGCCGAAGGCCTCGGAGTCAGTCCCGGCATCGGCTGCGACTACATCTTGAACCCTTTTTTCATCGGGGCGCTCTTCCGATACGACTTCACGCACTTCCAGGGGAACGTTGGACCGGGGACCTCCTTCGAGATCGACCGGATAGCGACCCCGGCCATCCGTGCTGGCTTCAATGTGACGCCTTCTACTGGGATATATGGTCTTGCCGGCTACAGCTGGGCGCACGAGGCTGGCTCTGGTGCAATCTCTTCCGCGAACTTCCAAGGCCCCGTCTTTGGAACGGGGATCGAGCACCAGTTCACGAAGTACCTGAGCCTGAAGTTGGAGTACAACTTTGAGCACTTCAACCACGCAGCTATCGGTCCGGTCCTCGCCAGCGATGGGCCGGACACGCACGTCGTCCGCCTCGGGCTCAGCTTCAACTTCGGCGGCGTGAACTATCCGGAGCCTTCTATCCAGGGACAGAGCCGTTACACGCCTCTGAAGTGACATCTTGCTTCGAGCACGTATCTTCAACAAGAGCAAATTCAAGGAGATCAATATGGCCAAAAAGCACCCGGGGTTCAAAGCCGTCCAATCTAAGATCCAAAAGGAAGGCTACAGCAAGAGAGCCGCGGGTGCAATCTTGGCAAATAAGACCCGGCATGCTTCGTCTTCGGCAAAGAAGTCCAACCCCAGATTGAGGAGAGTCAAATGAGCTGGTCAATCAACATCTATATTCGCCAGAGGGATCGGCTCATGCTCACCGAGCCCCCGTTCAACCTTCCTGCCCCGATCCAGGATGTGATCATCCCGGCCATCGAGGCCGCCAGCAAGCGGGACGACACGATCTTCCACGTGGAGGGAAGCGGGCACCAAGCCACCGGGAAGGACCACAATATTACCACGGTCAACCTCAGAGTCGAGCCGATCACAGTCGTAGGAATGGTCTGATGCCAGTCAAATCCAAATCTCAGGGTCGCTTGATGGCCGCAGCCGCACATACTAAGGGTGGCTTCGGCGGAGTCTCGCAGAAGGTCGGTCGGGAGTTCGTGCCCAAGGGAAGCCATATACCCCGAGGACTCCCATCGAAGGTGAAGCAAAAGAGGAGAAAAAAATGATCTGATGCTCAGGCTCTGGCGGGCGCCGCACGTCCTCCCGGTGTGATCCCCGGTGTCCGTCAGACCTCTCTCACCTGAAAGGATCAACATGGCCTTCTTCCAGAAAACATCCGCCGCCCCGATCTCACGCCTCCGGGCAGCTATCCAGTCCGCCTCCCGCCACGACATCCTGCACTCCCTGCCGGACCGCTTTGCGGAGCTCGTGACCTCCTTCGAGAACATCAACGTGCACCCGGACTACCGGGCAGACGTCTACGCCCTGCTCGCTGGGGCCGTCAAGATCAGCAACTCCGTCCTCGACCACACCTACCCTGCCAAGGACGCCTTGTTGGAGATCACCAACCTCATGGTGATGCTCCCCCGGATGATCCACCACCTGACGAATAGGCCAACAACCACCGGCTTCGCCATCATGGTGCCCGGGACCAAGCAAATCTACCCCCAGGTCTTCAGCACAGAAAACGAGGGGAACCGGCAGTTGGGAGCCTTGCAGAAGCTCGGGGCCTTCTCCAGCGCAATGGTGGTCCCTGTGCAGATCACCTCGGACCATGCCATCAGGCCAGACCAACCCGTTGAGGACACCCAGCACCAGCCCCAGGCTTGGGCTCCTCAAATCCCCGCCGGCGTCCGCCCGAGCATCCCCGTGCACGACTTCGAGCCTATTTCTCCACAGGAGGTCAAAGACCGCATTGATGATATGGAAAAGTGGGACTTCCTAGGTCCGCAGGAGCTTGAGACGATAGAGGCCCCTGTCGAAACGCCCCAAATTTCGCCCCTGGCGGCCGTTTCGCCAGAAGGCCCTGCCCCCCAGGCACAAGGCGAAACGGCGCCCACGGCCAAATCTGCCCCCGTAGCGTTGAACCCAAGCGAGGCCACGCCATGACGCCGCAAATCGTAGGGGCCATTAAGCCCGAACCTCAAACAATCCAGGCTCCCGCCGTGCTTCTGATGGGAGAAACTGGCGGGGGTAAGACCCACTCCGTGGTGACGCTCCTGGAGGCCGGGCTCGAGGTCTTCCTCATTGGGACGGAGCCGACGTTTCTCGACTCCATCTTGGATGCCATCGGAGAGCGGAAGGAGTTGCTCGCCCGCTTCTACTGGAAGGCGATACAGCCTGCCCGGGTTGGCATCAAGGGTCTTCAGGCCATGGTCCTTCAGATCTCCAAGATGGCCTATGATGACCTGAGCAAGCTGCGGCCGGACAATATGCGTAGCAACGCGCAGCTGATCACGTTCCTTTCCACGCTCGAGGACTTCGTTGACGATAGGACTGATAAACATTTTGGCTCTGTTGAGTCCTGGGGTCCACAGCGAGCTCTTGTGGTGGATAGCTTATCTGGTCTCAATCTTATGGCTATGGATCTCACTATAGGGAACAAGGTGACGGCCCATCAGGGCGAGTGGGGCATTGCCATGGGGACTTTGGAGAAGCTCCTCCATAATCTTACCTCGAACCTGCGGTGTTTCTTCATTCTGATCGCGCACACGGAGAGGGAGGGAGATGAGCTCTCCCAGGGCACGAAGATCATGGTCTCGACCCTGGGGAAGAAGCTGGCCCCGAAGATCCCTCGGTTCTTCTCCGAGGTCGTACTCGCATACCGCGAGGGGGATAAGTTTCTGTGGTCAACTATGGCTACAGGTGTAGTTCTGAAGAAGCGGGCTCTCCCGCTCGACGGAAAGCTTCAACCATCATTCAAGCCGATTGTTGAAGCTCATCATCGCCGCCTGGCGATGCTTGCAAAGCAGGCTTGACTAACCGTAAGGAAAGGCTACCGTTATGGGTGTATTTGATCCAGCAAAGTTTCTCGAGTCGACCACGAATGACGCCGGGAGCACTAGGCTCGACCCTATTCCCCAGGGTGAGTACCTCGCCATCATTGATGATGTCTCGTTCAGGGAGATTGAGATTACCAGGGGCGAGAACGCGGGCAAGATGAGGGTGATCATGTCCGTGAATTGGGAGATCAAGGATGATGCTTTGAAGGCCCAGCTTGATCGGACTCCAAGGGTCCGACAGGATGTTTGGCTGGACCAGGACTCGAATGGGGATTTGGACTATGCTAAGGGCAAGAACGTGGGCCTAGGTCGCCTACGGGAAGCACTTGGGCAGAACAGCCCAGGCGCGGCCTGGAGTCCGGCCATGCTGAAGGGAGCCGGTCCAGCCATGATCAGCGTCACGGAGCGGCCGGACAATAACAACAGGGACGTGATCTATAATGATGTGAAGTCGGTCGGGACCGTAAGCTAGGGAGACAGGGGGCAGAAAGTCGGTGGCTTTCTTCCCCCTTTCATTTGGGGAAACACCATATGCAGACCATAGATCACACCTCCATCACCATCCCCGTGCGCCAACGTAAGGAGCGGCCCCGAGGCTTTCTGGAGAAGCTCAAGGCCAGCATCGTCAGCAAGGGGCTCATGCATCCGCTGGTGCTCTCGATCTCGGAGGCCGGCGCCTCCCTCGTCGCGGGCGAAGGCCGCCTGATTGTGCTTCGGGAGCTGCACACGGATGGCATCACCTTCGAGTTCGATGGCAAGGCCGTCCCGCACGGGCAGATCCCTTTCAGCAGAGTCGGAGACCTCTCGCCAGGGGACCTGGCTGAGGCCGAGCTCGAGGAGAACCTCCTTCGAGCTGCGCTAACGTGGCAGGAAGAGCTCGAGGCTAAGGTCCTCATCCACAATCTGCGGAAGGGGCAGAACCCACAGCAGACGGTGATTGCGACTGCCCGGGAGATCGCCGCCGTCAAGGGCGAAGAGACCACCGTCATTGCCGAGCGGGACTCCCTCTCCCGGTCCATCTTCGTCTCCCAGCACATTGCGAACCCAAAGGTTCGCGCTGCGAAGACCCTCAACGAGGCCTCCAAAATTGCTCTGGATCAGCTCGAGGCTGGCTTCAAGACGAACCTGCTGGCCCACAATCCCACGCAGTCGCAGCATACGCTCATCAAGGGAGATCTGCTCACAGTCCTTCCGGACATGGAGACGGGGAGCTTTGATCTGATCTTGGCGGACCCGCCCTATGGGATCAACGCGGACGAGTATAGAACCATCACCAAAATTGCCGGGGAGAAAAAGCACCATGAGGGGCACTTCTACAAGGACGACGAGGGGCATTCCGATCTCATCTGCAACACGATCTTCCGTCAAGGCTTTCGTCTCCTTCGTCCTCGCGGTCTTCTCTTTCTCTTTTGTGACGTTGATCGTTTTGCTAAGCTTCGTGAAGTTGCCATGATGCAGGGCTTTAGCTCCTGGCGGACTCCGATCATCTGGCATAAGACGGGGGCAAATGCGGGCTTCGCACCCTGGGGCGCCGGCGGCTTTATTCGAAGCTACGAGATGCTGCTCTTCCTCAGCAAGGGGCGGAAGACCCTGACGATGCCGGGCGGCCAGGACGTGCTCCCCTTCACCCGAGTTCATCACACCGACCGCATTCATGCCGCGGAGAAGCCGGCTGGCCTCATCTCCCGCCTGATTCAGCTCTCCTGTATCCCCGGAGACTCAGTGCTTGACCCGTGCTGTGGCTCAGGTGTCATCTTCGAAGCTGCTTCTGCCTGTAGCGTGGTGGCGACGGGAATTGAGATTGACCCAGAATACCATGCGTTTTCCGCAAGCCGACTCCTTGCCACTGTGGAGACTGAGGAAGACCTTCCAGAAGATACCACAGCAGGAATGGAGGGCTGATGGAAGACCTGTTCAAAGGAACAAGCGGCCCACAGGATGCGAAGGTGCTTCTAGTCGGAGAAGCCTACGGTGAAGAGGAGCACCGGGAGGGCAAGCCTTTTGTCGGCACCAGCGGCTGGTTCCTCAACAAGATGCTGAAGGAGGCCGGGCTCAACCGAGACGCAGTCCTCTGCACGAACGTCATCAACAGGCGGCCGCCGGCCAACGACTTCAACCACTTCCTCACATCAAAAGAGCAGAGCAAAGGAGCGAAAAGTGTCCTCGGAATACGTGCCGGCGCTGACCTTCATCAGGGAGTGGCTGCGCTTTCGCGACTCGTCGAAGCTGTCAATCCGTCCCTTATCATTGCCGCAGGAAATTGGCCACTATGGGCTCTTTCGCCTCACGCTGTGGTCAAGACAGTCAAAGGCTATCAGCACCCTACTGGCATTGCCAACTGGAGAGGAAGTCAAACGTACGCTCGAGATGCTCGAGCTGATGGAAGCAAGCGCCCGCTCCTTCCAATCTACCATCCTGCAGCCATTACCAGGGAGTACAAGCTTCGGGCCGTGACGGTGCATGACCTGGGGGCCCGGGCCGCCCGCTTCCTCCGGGGAAACACAAAGTGGGAAGCCCCGACTGTTTGGGTCCAACACAAGCCCGACTACGTCACCGTGATGCAGTTCCTCCAGAGCTTCAAGGAAAAACATGGCTGGCTTTCGGTCGACATCGAGACTTATCGACGGAGATGGATCTCGTGCGTCGGTCTCGCAGACTCCGCGCGGTCTGGCCTTTGCATACCGTTTTTTTCCTTTTCCCCTGAAGGGAGATACATTCCTTATTGGACCTCAGAGCAAGAAATTTCGATTTGGCAGGTCCTCCGGGAAGTTCTTCAGGACCCTAGGACCCGTATCATTGGTCAAAACTTTGGCTATGACACCCAATTCTTTTACCGTTGGTACGATATACACGCTCTCGTTTCCTTTGACACTATGGTCGCACACCATCTACTTTACCCAGGAACACCCAAGGGTCTGGATGACCTTGCCTCCCTGTACTGCGACCATTACTGTTTCTGGAAGAAGGAGTCTCAGGACTGGGACACTAAGGAGTTTGGAGCTGAAGCTCACTGGCTCTACAACGTCAAAGACTGTCTTTACACTTTCGAGGTGGCCATGGAGCTTCAAGAGATCCTCAAGGCTGAGAGCATGGAGGATCTTTATGCCTTCCAGCTGGAGCAATGGGGGCTCGCCCGGCGCATGACGCTACGAGGCATTGGCTACGACCAACGCTACGTAGCCCAGTGTCGAAAGGAGATCCAGGTCGACAGGGAGAGGACCACTGCCTGGCTCGAAGAGGCCATGCCCGAGAACGTCCGCTTTGCTCCGTCCGGCATCCCATGGTACCAGTCTCCGACCTTTATGGCCAAGCTCTTCTACGAGACCTTCGGCTTTGATAAGAAGTTCCACAAGAAGACCAAGAAGCCGACCATGGATGACAGTGCCCTGCTGGCCCTCCAGGAGCAGCATCCCTGGCTCACGAACCTCTTCACGCACCTTCAGCATCTCCGGAGCATCGACGTCTTCACGTCGCATTTCCTCGATGCTAGACCCAGTGCAGATGGCAACATGCACTGCCAGTTTAATCCCGCGCACCCAGAGACTTTCCGTTGGTCCAGCTCTGCAACTGGCTTCGGAGAAGGAACGAACCTGCAGAATCTACCAACCGTAAAGGACTAACGGGGGACTGATATGAAGGACTCACTCCAGGTGAACTATGGACCAAAGGTCCCAGCTTGTGACCACATTCACGCCGAGAAGTATCGGATGCGCGGCGAGGACTTCAGATCAGCCATGACGAGGGTCGCGTCCGCCCTCGCAGACGACGAGGAGCACTTTGATGCCTTCAGGGAGATTCTCCTTTCTCAGCGATTCATGCCAGGTGGTCGCATCCAAGCTGCCGTCGGAAGCACAAAGGCTATTACACCATACAATTGCTTCGTATCCGGGACTATCGAAGATTCTTTTGTCGATGGAACTGGATCCATCATGGAGCGAGCAAAGCAGGCTGCACTTACTATGCGCCTGGGGGGCGGAATTGGATATGACTTCAGCACTCTTCGACCTCGGGGTGAGCTTATACGAAAGCTGCAATCCGAGAGCTCCGGTGCCGTCAGTTTTCTTGAGATCTTTGACGCGATTGGAAGAGCTACTGCAAGCTCTGGTCATCGCCGAGGAGCACAAATGGGGGTTCTCCGAGTGGACCACCCTGATATTGAAGAGTTCATCCGAGCTAAACAGAATGAACACAGACTTACTGGATTTAATCTCAGCGTGGGCGTCACGAATGAGTTCATGCAGGCAGTCAAAGCCGGGGGCCAGCTCCGACTCCGACATAATGGGAAAGAGTACCATTCCGTAAGTGCTCGGATCCTCTGGGATGCGATCATGCGGAGCACCTACGACTGGAGCGAGCCCGGCGTGCTCTTCATTGACAACATTAATCTGAACAACAACCTGTACTATTGCGAGCACATCGCTGCGACGAACCCGTGCGGAGAGCAGCCCCTGCCCCCGTATGGAGCCTGCCTCTTGGGCAGCCTCAACCTCACGAAGTACCTTCAGCATGGCCCACAGAAATGGTGGGTCGACACCTACCAGATGATGTTGGACATCCCGCACATCGTGAGGGCCATGGACAAGGTCATTGACCTCGCCCGCTACCCCTTGTACGAGCAGGAGCAGGAGGCCCAGAGCAAGCGCCGCATGGGCATCGGGCTCACCGGCGTCGCCAACGCCATCGAAGCCATGGGATATCCATATGGATCCGAAGCTTTCTGCTACCACCTCGAGACTATCTTCGATGGCCTACGATACAATGTCTACAAGTCTAGCATTGAGCTTGCAAGAGAGAAAGGACCTTTTCCTCTATACCGAGCTGCTGACTATCAAGGTTCTCGATTCATTCAACGGCTTCCTGACGAGCTCCAATCTCTGCTCTCGCTCCACGGTATTCGCAATTCGCACCTTCTTTCCATTGCCCCGACTGGAACGATCAGCTTTGCGGCTGACAATATCAGTTCCGGCATTGAGCCTGTTTATGCGCACCGCGTTCGTCGGAGTGTCAATTCCGCAAAGGGTCCTCAAATTGTGGAGCTCGAAGATTATGGAGTTTCCACTCTCCAAACTTATGGCCGGACCGTGGAAGAGTGCACAACAGAAGACCACCTTCGAGTCCTTGCAATTGCTACGGAGTACGTCGATAGCGCGGTCTCGAAGACGATAAATGTTCCAACTGGGATCACCTGGGAGGACTTCAAATCCGTCTACATTCGAGCCTTCGAACTTGGAGCCAAAGGATGCACGACGTACAGGCCCGGCGGAAAAAGGTCCGGCGTGATCGAGTCCGCAGAGGAGCCCCAGTCTATGTCCGACCCAGTCAATGCCTGCGAGATAAGTGGCCGCGGGTGCGAGTAACAGCGAGGTGTAAGCTATGTTGGACGGGCACAGTAGTATTAAGCTGCCGCGTGGTCCCCGGACATTTGATCTCCCTAACATCCGACGGGCCTTTGTGCCTACTCCAGGACACCTGATCGCGGACGTGGATCTGTCTGGAGCCGATGCGCAGGTCGTAGCCTGGGAGAGCGGGCAAAAGGAGCTGAAAGATGCCTTCATCCGACAGGAGGACATCCACAACTTCAATGGAAAAAGAATTTGGGGTGAAGCGTATAATCCTGACCTCGTCCGACGGAAGCTTAAGTGGCGCGATGAATGCAAACGTGGGGTCCACGGGACTAATTACGTGGCAGGCGTCCGGGCACTTCAAGCTGCCCTTGGATGGAAAATGGCAGAGGTCGAAGCTTTTAAGAGCACCTGGCTTCGACTTAATCCTAAAATCCGAGACTGGCACACTAAGGTCGATCAGGAGGTCCGAACTCGGAAGATGGTTCGAAATGCCTTTGGATACCGGATTATCTATTTTGATCGGGTTGATGGGCTTCTCCCTGAAGCACTTGCTTGGATCCCACAAAGTACCATCGCCTGTGTCACGGCCCGGGCCGCGATCCGGCTCGAGAAGCAGTGCCCCTGGGCGCCGCTCTTGCTCCAGGTCCACGACTCCCTCGTCTTCCAAATCCCGTTCCGCTTCGACAACCCGATCCACTGGCAGCACATCAAAGACGCCATTGAAGTCCCGATCCCGTTCCCGCAGGACCCAAGAGTAATCCCATGGGGCGTGAAGACATCCGAGGTCTCCTGGGGGGACCTGAAAAAAAGCAGCTGGAAAGATCTCCTTTGAGCTTTATCTACATCGCCAGCCCGTATTCAGACCCGGATGAAAAGGTCCGTCATGCAAGGTACACGAAGGCAGGGTATTACTTGGTCCGTCTCCTCCGGGAGCGGCGCTGGGCTTACTCCCCCATTGTCCACTGCCATGAGATTGCAAGAATGCACAGGCTCCCCACGGATGCCGCCTTCTGGGCGGAGTATAATTTTCAGATGCTCGAGGTCGCAGCCGAGCTGCATGTTCTCCAGATTGAAGGCTGGGAACGTTCGGTCGGAGTCGCCCACGAAGTCGCCTACGCACGGAACCGGGGTAAGAAGATTCTCATGATCGGGTGGGGGACCCCTGATGAACGTAAAAAACTTACGAGCGTATCCTAACTGGCTTAAAGCCTATGTCGCACACCAGAGATTCAGTGAAAGCCCCACACGGTTCCACTTCTGGACCGGGGTCAGCACCATTGCTGGCGCCCTCCGACGACGGGTCTGGATCGATCAGAGAAGCTTTCAGTGGACTCCTAATTTCTATGTTGTCCTTGTCGGACCTGCTGGTGTCGCTCGAAAGAGCACAAGCATCCGCCAGGGCATCGGGCTCCTCAGTCAGGTCAAAGGCGTGCACCTTGGCGCTCAAAGCACTACTTGGCAAGCTCTACTTGACGCACTTGGGGATTGCCAGGAGGGCGTTGAGCTGCCCGGGAAAGCCAAGCCCGAGGTGATGTCCTGCATGACGGTGGTCATCTCAGAGCTCGGAACTTTCATCCGGCCCGACAACCGCGAGTTCCTTGACTTCCTGACGGAGATCTGGGACGGGCAAAAGAGCGTCTTCAGCCGGCGGACGGTCCTCAAAGGTGAGCTGAAATTGACCAATCCCTGGCTGAACATTATTGGCTGCACGACCCCAGCCTGGTTGAAGGATAACTTCTCTGAGATACTCGTCGGCGGAGGGTTTGCTTCTCGAGTTGTATTCGTCTACGGCAATAAGAAACGTCAACTTGTCGCGTACCCAGGGCTTGAGATAACCGGTCCCGAGTATGAGGCTGAGGAGAGTCTGTTGGCCAGGGACCTGCAGCAGATTGCGATGCTCAAGGGAGGGTACGAACTGACACCAGAGGCAATTGATTGGGGAATCAAGTGGTATGATCGACACCATAATGAGCCCAGGCCGGCTCACCTTGCAAGTGATAGCTTTGACGGTTATCTCGACCGAAAACAGAGTCATATTCACAAGCTGTCGATTGTGCTCGCGGCCGCTCAGGGAAACGAGCTTAAGATTTCGGCGGATCACCTTATTGAGGCCACCGCGCATATCACAGATCTTGAACTTGATATGATCAACGTATTTAGTTCTATAGGTGTCACGCCTACGGCTCAGATCAACACTAAGGTGCTGGCTCTTGTCCGCAATCATCGCAGCATCACATATCGTGAGCTCTGGAAGCTCTGCTTTCACACCATCCCACCCCGTGACTTTAAGGAAAGCATCAACGCTGCGGTGGATGCGGGTTATGTATCGAGCACGCCTTTCACGACCACGGATGGTAAAAAAGACTCGATGCTTCACTACGTGCTTGCCCCCGTCACTGAACCTTCTGACGATAGACGATCTCAGGATAGTTCTTCATGATCCGCTGGGCCACTGGGATGGTGCTTCGATTGACCTGACCACCTTGCTGCATGGCCTCCTGCATAGCTCGAGTCTGATTCCGCTTCCGGATGCTAGCTGCGATCTTGGCTCCGCTAATCACCATGGAGGGATCTTGTTCTCGCACTTGCTGGTTGAAGTCGTTGATGGCCTTCATGACGTCATTGACGGCCCCTGGACTTCTGCTACTGATAGCTTTGTCAAGCTGCCCGTAGAGAGTGACCTTCTCCGCTTGGTAAAGCTGGAGCTGTTCTCGAATGGCGTTGCTCGCTTCCTGCATCTGCCCGACTTTAGTCGGCGTGTAGCCCATGGCTTGCCCGAGCAGAGCTCCGAGATCTTCTGGATCACTCAGGTCGAACTTGACCAGTCGACCACCCTGCTTCGTAGTAAGGCCTTCGGTAGCGAACCTATAAGTACGCGCGCCTTGGCGCGCTACGCGAGGCAAGAGACCCTCCCAAGTCTTACTATCGAAACTGCCCGGGTCTTCATTCATGTATTTGAGCAGGGTGAACATCCAACCGTAGCCGGCACCGGCGGCCCGGCTGGCGACATCGGACACCCCAGTGCGGTAGTCACCAAATGTGAGCTGCTTCAAGCCCTCCTGCAGTCCCGGCACCACTCGGCCGAGAGACCCATTCTGGCTCGCATCGAATTGACCTACGCCGAAGCCTTCCGGCAGAAGGCCCGTGCCGAAGCCATAGCGAGAGATACCGTGCAGCATAAGGTCCGGTCCTACCTGATCGAAGACCGTACCCTCTGTGAGGTTCCTTGTGTATTCTCTCACCTTATCCAGCAGGTCGAAATCCTTGCCGTAAAGATTGAAGCCTAGCTTTCGAAGGAGCCAGATACCAGCATGAGCACCGGACCGCATGACCTGATTCAAATCTTCTGCCCCTGGGAGGCCGGCGAGGCCGAAGAGCGCAGCCTGGATGAGTCCCATCTGGACGACGCCCGGAGTGAGCCGATAGAGCTCTATCATGTTCTGTGTGTATTTGAAGAAAATAAGTGCGACCTGCGCCAGATTACTCCGCAGAAATGGGGGACGATTCCATTTAGCGAAAGTGAATTGGGTCTTTTCAAGGACCTCCTTGGCATACAGGTAAGCAGCAGCCTCTGTCAGATTGAGGCCCTTCGTCTGAAGGTCCCCCATCTCCTTGGGATAAAGCTGCTGAATGTCGATTACCCGCTTATTGTTCGGGTTCTCCATAGCAGCGCGCCAGGCAGCTTTCGCGGTGATTATACGGTTAAACTCCTCCGCCTTCTGAAAGAGCCACATACCTCGATACGAGAGTTCCCGCCAGATAAGCTGGCTCTTGCTCCCGGCCAGCGTCTTCAGAAGGTTGTGTCCCTCGGCATAAGCGGCCAGCTCAGCCGCCTGTCCAACGTCTATGAGTCCTTCCTCGCTCATGAAGCTTCGTGCGAGGTCGAATTGCCCCGGCGGCTTATCTTTCATGTCCAAGGCGCGCATGAATGCGCGAGTCCCTGCGACATTACCGAACTCTCCCATGAGGTGTGGGAAAGTGGTCGTCGGAGTCTGCAGGAGGTTCGTGAATGCAGCTGCTGGACTCGCACCCAGCTGCCAGAGTGAAATGAAGGCTTTAGTCTTTCCCCAGTCGCGACCAGCTTCGGAGATGTAGCGATAGTGGTCGGTCATGTAGGTCAGGATTTCTTGTCGCTTGCCCGTGTTTGCCAGCTGATCCGTGACTAGGGATTGACGGACCTTGGCTATGCCTTCCTCAAGGTCGTGCGCGTGCGCCAGGCGAGCGAGATAGTTTGCACCGGACATGAAGAAGCTGCTATGTGCCCGCATAGCATCCATGGAATAACCTGGGAGACCATTCTGGGGAAGCCACTTCCGCCTGAATGTGTTGTCGGGCATGTGAAGCTGCTCGAACTCTTCGACCCAATCGAGCTGATCCTTTGTTAGGCCTGGAAGCTCACTCTTGATCCTCCGGAGGAGAGGTCCTGGAAGGCCCATAAATTCGCCGGCGTTTTCACTGACCGTGCCGTATGTAATCCGCTGGCCGGGATACTTAGCCCGCACGGAATCGAGAGCTGCATCACGCTGTGCCCGAGTGTCGTAGGCGTGACTGGCAAGGACGGGTTGCTTTGGGTCCGTGATATCACGAACTGCGATCGTCCAGCGACCAAATCTCGTCATAGGAAAGTACGGCTTGGTCCGAAACGGGGCGTACTCGGAGCGAATTTTCGCCTGAGCAAGAGCAAGGCGAGCAGGGTCTGAAATGGTCCGGACCGCCTTCTCCAGGGCCAGGTTCTCAGCCTTCCGCAGAAAGACCTTATAGTCGTCCTCAATCCGGCTCAGGAGCGCCTCTTCCTCCGGCTTGAATTTCTCTCGGAGAAGGAGCCTTGTCCGCTCGAGAGCCGTTGGCTGCCGGACGGTGCCCGCAGCCTTCTCATTCCCGGTCCTATAGTTCATCTCCGCGAGATCGAAGATCACTCGATTCATCGCCTCACGGCGGTCTTCGGGAAGCTTAGCCCAGGCCCGGACGGTCTCATCCGCCCGTGTCTGCCAGAAGGACACGACCTTCTGCCAGAGCTTGATCCCGCCCACGTAGTCCCGAAGGCCCTCAATATGCTCATTATGCCACATCAATTGCAGGAGGTCCCACCACCGCTTCGTGAACCACCCGATCCGGTCCTTCTCATCCAGGATCCTGTTCAGCTTCCGACTCACTTCCGGGCTCTCCCGGTAGCCCTCAATCCGCTCGATAATACCACGCATCTCCATGGATGGAAGCCGCGGGGCTGCCTGAGAATACGGAACGCCAAGTCTACGCGCCGCGCTCGCACGAGACTCTTGCTGCGCTCGGTCCATCGCAGCCGTAAAGGAGTCAGTAGGAGCAGACGCAGACTCCGCTCCAAGGGAGGCTTCAAGCGAAGCTTGGCCGCTGTCGCGCCCAGCCTGCCCGATCGAGCCCTGAACCTCGTCCCGCATCCACTCCCGTGGAAGCATGAACATATTATTAAGGATTGGATTTTTCCAGACCTCTTTTGGGACCTTTTTAGCCAAGCCTTGCCAGAAGGAAAACATTCCACGGCTGCTCTTGTCCTGAATTGACTCCGCTAATTGCTCCCGAATGAAGTTCGGAGAGAACCACATTTTCGACAAAGGATCGAAGACGTAGTGCTTAAGCTCCTGTCGATACCGGAGCCGTGCCATCTTATACCCATCTTCCGTGAATTGCCCGGAAGGAAGCATGGAGAAATTAAGGTCCTTTTCTATGTGCTCTGTCATGACCTTCATCATAAAGAGCCTATCTCCACTAGTCTTAATCACCTCCATGTCTGGGCCTTTAAGCGTGTCTTGCAGCTTAGCCCAGCCTACAGCTTCCTTCATGGCCTTATCATAGAAGACATAGGTGTGCCGAGTCGGAACAGCCCCACCAGAATCTTCCCTCTGATACGCTGCCTCGAGTTCAGGATGATCCTTCACAGGAGACACGCGATCCGGAGTGATCTCCGGGATCTTCCCTGTCATCTCCGCGCTCTGCGAGCGCTCAATCATCCGGTCCTTGCGGCCCGCCATCTCTCCGTCGAAGAACCTCCGAAGGACATCCTCCCTTGTGGCGTAACCTTTCTTCGTGAAGGCGTTTTTGATCCGCTCCAGAAGGTCCAAGATCCGCTCCATTAGGGCCTTGGACCTGTAGCGAACGGGCAGCTCTCCATTCGCAAAGCGCTCCATGTATTGGGCTACGAGCTCTTCGCTCTTAGCATCCGCCAGGACTCGAGTAGCTTCCTCCGGAGTCCAGCCTTCAGCTTTAGCTTGCTCTCGCACGCGCCGAGCCAGGTCCGCGGACTCTGCCGGATGCAGCGCCATCTTGTCTCCGAGAGCTTCGCTCTCGAGGAGCCTGAATTCTGTCTCATGCATCAGGCCCATCATCCGGTGGACGTGGACCAGCTCGTGCGCGAAGAACTTCCGGCTGAATTTGGCATCATCCGCTCGGGGCATGGCACCAATGGCGAGCTCAATCAGGGGGAAGTTGAACATCCCCGGAATTGGAGCAACCGTCCGGCCCACGGCTCCGGGAGACGCCGGGCCATACACCGGATTAAGCCATCGCCCGATTTCCACCCGAACATTCTCAGGGAACATCGGAGACATGGTGCGAAGCGCTTCCAATGGTCCGACTTTAAGGAGCTCATCTGAAGCCGTATTTCCTTTGACGTCCACCCCCAACCGATGTAACGCGATCGAAGCATGCAGCTGAGACATGGTGTTGCCACGATCCCCATATGCCCTCCAGAAGTGCATAGCTGCGGAGAAATGATAGTCCGGCTCTAGAAGGTCCTTGGACTCGAAGGCCCCAACCTTGTTTTCCCAGGCTTTGAAGAATTTTTCGAGCCCTTTTGCGATCTCCTTGTACTGGCGTTCGAGGAGAGTCTTTGGCTCCGCATTGGAGATGGACCACCGACGGAACTGCTCCGCGAGCCACTCCGGGTACGTCCGATAGTATTGCGGGTTCACCATTGGGCGCCCGGGCTCCTGCGGTGTGCCGCTACGGAGGGCCGCCCGGCGCAAGTCGAGCCTGTGATCCAGCAGATGCTTATTATAGGCGTAGCGGAGCATGGTCTGAACTTCGAGCGGAGCCTGCATCACCATTCTATACGTGACAAGGTGTCCGATCTCGTGCATCAGGATCGTATAGAGCGAGTTTCGGCGACTTCCAGCGGAATAGTCCTTCACAAGGTATTCCTCTATCCCTCGTGCATAGAAGCGGACCGTGCCAGTATCAATAACCGCAGAAGCCGGGTTTCCCCTATAGGTTGGGTCTTCAAAGCTCACCTCAACGGTGACTCGAGCCGGATGCCCTTCTTTCGTCTTGAGTCCGAGGGCATCCAGGATCTGATCCACCACTGGCAGCTGCTTCGCCACCTCACTTCCAATGGCCCGAATAACGGGTTGAAGCTTCTCAAACTCCGGCGGGTGCTCGCTTGCCGCATAGATGTCGGTGTAGACTATAGAGGAAGGGCCAAAGCTCGGATCTCGATTAACAGTGCTAGAGCCAGAAGCTGGCTCCCGCAGGACACCTGGAGTGAGCTTGTCAAGCTGGAGGGGCTCCTTCGTGATTAAAAGCTCAGACTCTTTAACCGGATCTATCCATATTCCATCCTTCATCAAGGCTCGTGCGTGATTGATTATATCAATGGATGGTCCTTCTCCAGAGTTTCTCTCTGAGCGATAGTTTGCTTCCATCATATTCCATTGAGTTATAAGGTCAAGCTTCTCCTTGGTCGAGAGTCCTTCTCGAAAAGTCACTTCTCCGCCACCAGCTATTCCGGAGATTTCACCAGGGGCGAACTTGTTCAGATCCACAGATACGGGGACTTGTGGTCCCTCCATCATTTGTGTATCCCGTGGATCTATGCTAAGAACCTGTTCTTGAATAGGTCCACCTGGAGTTAATCTAACTAAGGCTCCTTTATTTATATCCAGGATAGCGATTTGCTTACTCCGGCCCGTGGTGAGGGGCTCGGCCCGCCGACCCGTGAAGGTCCCATTATAGTAGAAGCTTGAGCCCCTCGAGGGCACAACCCGAAGGCCCGCATCCGTCAAGGCTTCATAGTGCTGCTCAAGCCCTGGCATCATCTCACCAGTCACGGGATTCGGCCCGCCCCGTCGGGCCATCCGTTCGACCTCTTCGCTATGCAAAGCTCGAGCTCGACTAGCATCCACGCTTTGCATCAGCTGTGCATACTCCGCGTGCAAGAGCACCCGCTCTTCCGGAGACGTGCCCGGCAGGAACCAGATCCGCTCGTGCCCGACCGGCGGCAGGTCGAAGACGTCTGCCGTGATAGCCGCAGGCTGCAAGCTGCTCTGATCCAATTCCCAAAGTATAGGTTTTTCCGCCTGCGGAGACTTGAGGCTTTGCTTCTCCCACTCCGTATCCGTGAAGACTCGTGGGAGGTAGCCGGACTCATAGCTCTGATCCTCCACCGCGTAGCGTGGGACGTTCATCTCAACCCAGTCAAGGACTCCGTCCCTATTGACTGAGGAATCAACGGTGTCCCGGAGCAGAGGCGTCGCCCCGAAAGCGTCATTTTCCGGGTGCGGCTGTGTGGACTCGAAGAGGCTCCGATCCGGAGTGATGGGCTTCTGGATCACGTTCCGGCGGAGCTGAGAGATTGGGCCTGGCTCGGGCGCTGTCGCGCCCGTGGCCTCTGGCGGGGCCTCCCGTGGCGGAGCTCGCTCGAAGACCGCTCGAGGCCCGCCGAGGCGCATGATCTTCTGATCCAGCGTCGTCCGCTGAGCGTGCTCCGTGATGTCCTGCGTATGCTGCTCGGCGAGAGGGTCGATCTCCCCAGGTTGGATCTCCCCCCGAGCAAACTTCGGCAAAGGACCGCCCGCCGAAGGTGGTTCTGGAGGCCAAGGACCAAGCCCACCTAGGTCCTCAGTCGGAGTGGGCGGCCCACCTTCGGCAGGAGGGAGCTCTTCCCTGGTTCCTGGTGGTTGGTCTCCAGTTTCCTCCGGGCGGAACGAGCTCCGCTCTGGAACCCTTCCTTTCTCGAAGGGATGCACGGCAGCTCCCATCCCTGCACCTAGAGCGACGTTCGTCGCAGCGGACTCGAGCAGACGCTCGCCCCAACCGACCCGATTCGGCCCGTCACCGAAAAAGCTATAGCCCGGGTCCGTGTACTTTCGGGCGAGAATGTTCAGGGCCTCTTGGCCTGTACCGGCTCCGCCCCCAATTGCAGCGCCTTTCGCCATAGCTCCCAGGAGGTTCTTCGCGAACGGATCGCCTTTGAGGGCACCGAGCACCTTGAGGGGAAGGTAGGTTTGCAGAGCTCCACCTGCAACACCAGTTGCTATGCTCAATCCGGGCTGGGTGCTTCCGGTTGCTCCGAACTGCTCGCCCGCGACTCCGGCGACGGACATTGGGGCAGCCATGGCGAAGGTTCCGCCAAGCTGTCCTGCGTGGACGAGGGCCGCTCGTGCCGCCAGATTAGCCACACCACGAGTGGCGAGAGTAGCAGATACGCCCCCCACACCACCAGTTGCAAGCATAGAAATAAGAGCTGGAGTATTTTCGCCAAATCGCTCAGTGAGCCAGTAGCCGAAGTCTCCCAGGTCATGAATGTCCTCTAGTTTCCATTCCGGCTGTGGAAGAGCCCGCTGCGCAGCCTCCACTTCGTGCATGCTCTGAATAGCTTCCTCACGGTAGCCAAGTCCTTCCTGGCCTACGGCCGTAAGAGCCTTTGGCACCTGCATAAGTTCACCAGCACCACGCTGGGTGCTTGAGCTTAAGGTCTGCCACCAACCACGTTTCGCGTGCGGGGATTGAGCCTGCAGAGGAGCCTCAGGTTTTGGCTCTTGTTCCTGCTGAAACTCCTGAGCAACCGCAGAGCCTAGCTCCGCATTTTGACGTGGAGCGGCCTCTGCTGTTCGCTGTGTCGGCTGCTTCGGCTGCCCCTCATCAAGCACGTCGAAGATCGAGCGGGTCTGCCCGCCCGTTGGCGTTGGCGCAGGTGCAGCCGTCTCGGGCACACGCTGTGGCGGAGCCGCTTCCGGTATCGGCGCTCCCTTATACTCATCAATGATGTCGAAGATATCTCGAGCCATTAGGGTTGCCCAGCCTCACCAGGAATTGGCGTGTATTCTGTCGCAGCCGTCGCAGCCTTTCCACCCTTCGGGCGGAGACTTTCCAGGAAGCGATCCACGAGAGAGGTCCCAATTCCACCCTGCGTATTACTGAAGGCTCGATAGTCCTTGTCCACATCTTTTCCATAACCTCGCTTCCGGAACTCTTCCCGATAAGCTTCGTCCGTGTTGAATTTATTCCGGTCAAATTCCGGCTTGCTCGTGACATCCTTCCAGGGAATTGTGGGCTTAGCTGTGGTTCCAGCCTTGGTTTCAGGCTGTGCAGTCGGAGTTTTCCCAGACTGAGTTTCACTCATACTACCACCGCCACTTTCCGGGTGCATAGCATTGTAAGCAGCCATACTTTGTTGACCTGCTTTCATTGCCATCATATGCTTTTCCATTGGGTCCATATTCATATAGTTTATGTTCTTATCTATAGAATTATAACCTACTATATATGCAGGATGGTCATGTACACTCTGCCCCTTTTTAAGCCCATATTCTCCACGAGTAGCAGTAACATCTTTCATCATCTGATTATGCTCCTGAGCAATCTGGAGCTGGGTCTTATTGTGCTCGGATGCTATGGTTCCTCTCTGCGCCATTTCCGCAGTTTGCTGCTCATGTTTCTTCTGGATCTCCTCCGTGTTTCCAGCGGACTCAAGTCCATGTCCCATAGCTTGGCCGAACTGGGACACGGGGCCGCCCCAACCTCCCGTGAACGCCTGCGCGGCGAAGGAGAGCAGACCGTTTCGAATCCGTGGGTCCGACAGGACCGACATCAGATTCTGCTGCGGCTGCAGATTTGCTCCAAAGTCGTCTTCGGCTGCCATGATCTAGACTCCTGAACGTAGACTTGCTCCGAGAGCCGGGACGCCCAGCGGCTGCGTTCCGCGGCCACCGAGAATCGCCTGAAGGAGAGCCGCAATGGCGGCGCTTCCATGTGACTGCATCGCGGGCATATGAGAGGCTGCTGGCGCGTGCACACCTCCAGCCATCACCGGAGTCACAGGGTTTGGCGCCTTGATGCCTGCTAAACCCCCAAGAGCGCTCTGCATCCCCGGAGTGGTGGCCGCCTGAGCCTGAGGTTGAGTCTGTGGCATAGTTGGTTGCCCGGGCGGGAGCCCCCCCGTGTCCATCCCCGGAGGGGCAGAGCCGATCATCGTCCCCGGCATCGTCGAGGTCGGCATAGCCCCATTGGGACCATTGAAGCCTGGACTCGGTGCAGGCTCCGTGCTCACGGGAGGCGAAGCCATAGAGCTCGTCGAAGGCGCCGTCCCTGGCGGGTTCATTCCACCTCCGGCCTGACCTGTGAGTAGAGCCCCAATGTCCGGCTGTGGTCCAGCCATCCCCGGAGGGGCGCCCGGCATCCCTGGAGCCGAACCTTGCCCCTGCATCATCGTGAGCAGAGCCATCAGCATTTGTGCGTCCATTGTAGTCTCCTATAGTCCAAAGCCCATCAGCTTGAGGAAAGGCGAAAGAGCTCCGAGAGCAGAGGCGCCTCCCGTGAACATTGAGAACGGGCTCGGGCTTGGCACAGATCCCGTTGAGGTCGAGCTTGTCGAAGTCGGTAGGCCCGAAAGTAGGCTCATGATATCGCTGGCCTGCATGAAGGGCAACCCTCGCTCCGTGTAGAACCTCGTAGCTGCATCATTCATCTGCTGCTGCTGAAGGTTCTGCTGCTGCCCGCCGACGGAGGACATGACCTCGGGGCCGAAAAGCTGTTGCGCCTGCACGCTCGGATTATTTGCGATAGCCGTGCCCTGAGCTGAGAGCCCTTGCCCGTACATCTGCTGCGCGAGCTGTGAAATCGCAGAGTTCGTCCCAATGGCAGTGTCTCCGATGGCTTTGCCTTGTGCAAGTCCCTCTCGACTTCCGCCTCCGGCGTACTGGCCACCTGCAACTGTGCTTGATCCACTTATCGCCGGCATGATGTTCTGGAGCAGGTTCCGATTTGCCAGATCCGTGATGGACCCGGCCATGCCCTGAAATTGTGGATTATGCGCGATGTCCAGGGTGTTTGGACTGAGGATGTTACTCTGGGCTCCAGCTGCCTGCTCTCCCAACATAGTCCCAGCCGTAGCCCCAGTTCCAACCGCAGTATTCTGCGCCTGCGTTTGCAACGGGGTGAAGCCGGCGACCGTTGGCCCCCCGTACATCTGAAGCGGAGTCGAGGCAAACTGGCTCGCAAATGGCATAGCCATATTCATGAGCTGAGTTCCTTGCGGACTCAAGTTCGTCTGCGTATTTGTATTCACGGACGGTGAGCTAGGTCCACCCATTTTAGTGCCCCATTGCTTTGCGGACGTTCTTCTGAAGGTAGGTCATGGACGTGTAGCCGTAGGGAGCCAGAAGTCTGCTCCAGCCCGGTCGCCCATGGAAGATGATGCTGGAACCGGAGTTCAGATGCACGAACTTCTCAAGCTCCTTCAAGCCTGCTGTCAGATGCTCTTTCAGGTTCTTTCCCCCAATGTAGAGCACATGGTAATAGGCGTCGCGCTCGTGGACCTCCCAGGCACAGATCCCGAAGATCTCCATGGCGCCTCCGGAGTCGAGGGCAGTCCACCCATGCCAAATTCCATTCCGGAGATAGTTCAGGAGCATTTCAGGGCTATTCAGGTGCGTAAGCAGGGCCGGATACTGAGTGAAAAAGCTCACAATGTCGGCCTCCAGGGCCTTCACCGCCTCCGGAGTGAGCTTCGCAATTCGGCCCGGAGCCTCCGTGCTACCTTCTGCAACCTGTACGTACACCTTACTCTCCATATAGCTCCTGCTGCGTGAGAACTCCAGATTGGAGCTCCTGCAGCTGTTCCCTATTTACCCACTTTAGCCGTCGTTCGCAGTCAAGGGCTTTTTCCAGTTCCGGGACTGAGAACTCCGAAGCCGTTGGGTCTAGACACGGCGGGTCCGGTGGCGGGGTCAGTAACCGTTTGTCGATGGCGGATAATGTAAGGGGTTTTGTGATGACTTGCGGCGGCTCTTGGCTTTGCTCGCACCCGGCTAGCAGGGACCCGACAAGCAGTGCAAGGGTCAGAAAGCGGTACCTTTGCGCGTTCGGTGGCCAGTTCGGCCTCTGTCGCAGCCAGCTTTGACTGAGTCTCTGCCGTGCGTTGAGCGGCTGCCTGCTCGGAGGCTTCGAGGGCTGTGGCCTTATCTGCGTTGGCTTTGTCGAGCTTGAAGTTAGCTTCTGCGATCTCCGTTTTCCAGTTCGCATTACACGTCTCCACGGCCTGATGTTGCAAGTGCCAGACGGCGCCGCCTCCGCCAACGGCAGCAACCACAATAAGTCCAAGAATGATCACGAGCTGAATCATACCACGCCTCCAGCCTGCTTGTCTAGGGCAAGTGCGATGTTCCGGACACGCTCGACGCGCGCGAGCCACCCATCTCGAAACTTGTGATTCTTATGCCCGGGCTCCGAGATTGAGATCAAGTAATCCCTCCTCGTATTCTGATACGCGTTGATCACGTCCGCAATCACGAGCTGGTCGAGGGCTTTGATGGCGGCGTCGTAGGGGGTTGCCCCGGTGAGGTCTTCGAGGGTTGGCTTGCTCCGCCCGACCCCACTGTTGACTCCGTAGTCGGCAACACAGTAGTCGACTCCGGCGGGGAGCTCGTCGGCGAGGACTTCGTCCCAGTAGTACCGCTTGTATATGGGGGCAGCGGATTCAGGCGTAAGGGCCTTGACCTTTGCGACCAATATGTCCCAATCGCCTTCTCCACGGGCTGGAAGATGGACCTCATTCCACCGAGCAACGTCCGCAATCGTGACACCGCACTTTGTAGGCCCGCCAGAGTCATCTGGATCATCTTCATACTTCGTTCCTTCGTCTTTCATGAGGTGAGAGTAGAAAAGGTCCCAAGTGCTGCGCATTTTGCCCCTCTTATAGCTTGAACCAGGCACCAGAGCGTCTTTCGTAGAGGCCACGGCCGGATCCAGGGTCCCAATTCGTGCCATCGGCGTAAACTAGCATCCCATCGCTGAGTTTAGCCGGCGGAGCGTTGAGAATAGTGAAAGTCAACACATCCGGCTGCGGAACTGCACGAGAAATGGCCTCGAACTGCTGTCGAGCCCAGTCTCTGGTCTGCTCATCCTCTCCCGGAGGAGCTTGTGGAGTGAATTTTGCCATTACTGGTTGCTCAGGATGCTAACTTCAAGGCCGATTCCCTGAAGTTCCCACGGATTGTTATCGGTTGAGCTGATATTGTAGGCTAAAAGCCTTCCATTTGCCACGAAGTCGAGGTATTTTTGGGTCTGAGGGTTGAAAGTCTGTGTCGGCTGCCACGTGATGGCGCCCTTGATCTGCTCCTGTGCACCCATCTTAATTGCAAAGGTCCCATTCCCATCAATCTGAGGCCAAAAGCGAGAGCAAAGCTTGCGCGAATTGTAATCAACGATTGGTTGCCCCTTCCGATCCTTGCCAACGATCGCAAGTCCCTCTCGCTCGACAAAAGCGAGCGGGGCAACCGTGTCGAAGGCTAGCCCCGAGTCGAGCTGATAGAGCTTACTTTTCCCCGGGCTCGAGTAGATGAAGCCTCGAGACCCCGGAGTGTCCCACGGGCTCGTGTCTGAACTCCAAGGAGTTGTCGCCGCATCCCAGGTTCGCCCGGGCGTTCCAATAATCGTCCCGACCGCGGTGTATAGGCCATCCCAGTCCCGGAATTGCACTGTGTCAAACTGGTAGTTCCAGATCATCACCTTGTTTGGAAGGGTGTTTCCGGAGCTCGGATAGCAGAACCACACCTCACGTTGCGGAATGTTGTCGAAGGCGTAGGCTGAGATGTAGTTGACTGCGTCCATGTCTGCAAAGAGAAACTTCCGCTCACGCTCGTTCAGGATGCTCTTCGCACTGTTCCGGTAGCCGTAATGGTACAGGGCATCGTCCTGAGAGACCACGAAGTGCCGCTGCCCCTTGTCGATGGCGCAGACCGCCCTCGGGTTCAACACTCCAGAGGTGGCCAAGATCAGCTCAAAGTGCATCACGTCCTGCCCGCCGATGAAAGTCATCACGTGGGTGGACATAACCTTGTAGATGATCAGAGAGTTACCAAGCATGAGGCCCGTCAGGATCTCGCCGCCCTCAATGTCTGTGAGCTCAATCCGACCTGCATCGTGCGTGGCATCCGTGAAGTCCCAGGTGACGGGGATCGTGCCGGGATCAGTCTTCGCCGACCACCATACCATATGCGGCGAGATCGTGACGCCGGAGACAATGTTGAGGGCAACCAGATACTGGCCGAAGGCCACGACCTTCTTCGCAATTGTCGAGGCGGGCCAGTTCGGCAGATTTTGAAGCAGCTGCGCGGGATTCAAATTGGACCAGTACTGTGGGACGTCCAGCTGATCATTCAGGATCGGCACGCCCCCAATAATACAGAAGTTCCAATCCCACTGGTTCGCCGTGATATAGGCACCACCAGCCGCCCGCGTGATCGTATGGTGCGTTCCGTCGTAGACGAAAGCCGCAGTCTTCGTGCCATAGAGCCAAAACACGATGCCCTGCGCAGGCACCGCAAAGACCCAATCCGGACCGCCACTTGGCGTTCCATAGACCTGCGTATGGCCCAAGATCCTCTGAACCATCCGATTCTGAAACCGGATGTTGTTCCCATCTGTGAAGGCTTCCGGAGGCAGCAGGTGCCCTGGCCGATCTTTGATGATCCCGAGCGTGCCAAGGTCATCCAACGGAATATACGTCGGAGGTGGGAAGCTTTGTCTTGCTGCAGCCCGTGCCATCAGGGAAGAGCCTTTACGTAGCCTGCAAGGTAGATGTTCTTCGGACGGTTCTCTGTCGTGAAGTTTCCACCATTGACAGCGCCGCTTGTGAAGGTCTTGGAGAAAGCAACACCAGTGGATGAAGAATCACCATCTGCACCGAGCAGAAGCGTTCCAACGTTCACACCACCGCTTCCGTGTCGGGAGGTCCCGTCACCAACAAGAGTAGTCGTGTGCGTATGCGCTCCAACTGCATGATCCTGCTTAGTTCCCGTATGATCTCCAGTGGTTCCATCTCCACGGTTCGTGCGCGAAGCGGCATCCGGATCATTCCCAGCCGCATTGTTCCAGAACCTTGGAAAGTACCCACGAACGTCCGGCATGCCCGCCGTGGTGGTGCCGTTGCCGGAGCCAAAGCTCGTGCTCCAGGCCGTGAACAGAGGTGCGTAGAGGGTTCGGTCGAAGTTGACTCCATTCAACGGCAACCACTTATTGCTCGGGGCCGCCTCAAGCAACGTGTTTCCCGTCATGCCCACGGGCATATCATCCTGGCGGAGGAGCAGAGCACGCCAAGTCGCCCCGTTCCAAAAGACAATGGCGCTGTCGCCGGGACCGTAGAGGCTAATCGAGGCCAAGCCGTTGATGGTCCCAGAGGTTGGCGTCAGCGTGAGTGGATTGACTGTGGAGTCCGTCTTGAAGATCGTCGCGCGGAAGTTCCCAAGGAACGTGGTAGGAAGGTTGACCACCTTCGACCCTACGGACGTGTCGAATTCGATCAGCCGCTCCATGTCCGAATAGAGCACCGTGTAGGGAGCGGCTGGTGCAATGGCCACCGGCGGCAGGCCAAACATCGAGTCCGCCGCAAACCACGCATTGACGGCGTTGCTCCACTGGAGCTCAATGATCTGGTTCTGATACGACAGGATGAGGCTGGACTGCCCGTTGATCAGGTTTCCGCCTCCGTTGATCGTGACCGTATTGTTCGTGCTATCCTTCTTCACGACCCACATCTTCCACCCGTCCGAATGCACGTTCACGGGCGAGCTCGGGTTCGGAAGCGTCACGGTCCGGCCACCTGCGGTAGCATCAATGATCTGGAGGGAATTCATATCCGTGGGGTAAACTACGGTGTAGTTTCCGACTGTCTGGTTCGTCACGATCAAGTTGAACATCTTGGTCGCGTTTGGAAAGGTCTGCTGGAGGACACTTTTCAGCAGCCGCAAATGGTTGTCGCCCTCAGACTCGAGATCGCTTCCCGGCGGAAGCGTCGGAGAGAGCTGGCTTATGTACTGTGCAACTTCTACGGTCACGTCAGTTCCCCGTATCGATCTCGTCCGGACTTATGCCAGGAGGCAGAAGACCAGCTCGCCCTTGGCCCCGAACCGGGCCACCCATCTGCGGTGTGGTGTTCGACACCTCTTGCTCCGTGTTCGCGCGGATCAAGCTTGCCATGCCGTCACTTTCCATACGCTCGAATTCAGTCTTGGCTCCAGCATCCCGAAGCCCTGTGCAGAGGAAGCGTCCCGCTTTGCCCATGATGAGATCCGGAACAACCTTAAGCCACTGGTTCTCAATATTGGTTGTGAGAACTTGGTCCTTTGCGTAGTAGATCAGTCGGAGCATATAGTTCGTGTCCGGAAGGGGAAAGATCCGAAAATAGTTTCCGACCTTCGCATACGCTTGTGGGATCTGTTGGCTGCCCGGCGTGATTGTGCTCGGGGCAAAGTTCTTTTTCAGGATCTCGTAGTCATCCTTCCGAAGCTGAGTCTCATCCTCCGTCGGATAGCTCGCGGGTCGGAAGCGGAAGGGCAACGTATCGTGCTCCGCGAGGAAATCCTGCGGGACCTCAACACGCTCGTCCCCAGCCGTGGTCTGGACCAGGCTATCTTCCGACAGAAGGAACCAGGGCTTTGGCACCCCAGTCTCAAGCAACGTCTGCGCGAATTGAAGCATGGTCACGATATTAGCTGCCTGGTCCGTGCGGAAGCCAAGCATTGTCTGCATGATCGCGGCTGCATCGTCTCGAAGCATCAGGTTTGTCCTGGCTTACAGTAGGGAGAGTCAGAGGCCCAGGAGACCACAATTGGAGTCTCCTTCGAGAAGGAGTCCGAAAGGGGAGCCTCGGCCGAAAAGGCCGCAGATAGCGGAGGCTCCTTTGTGAAAACGTCCGGAAGCGGCGTCTCTGGCAGAAACGCATCCGTGATGGGGACTTCATTCTGATAGTTACAGGTGACTCCGAACGTCAGCCCGAGAGAGTTGAACCTATAGTTGATGATGAAGCCCGAGATCGCCCACTGGAACGAGATGGGCTCCGCCTGTTGCCAGTACGAGGGCCGGAGATAGTTGAGGGCCCGGCGCTCTATCCCAGGTCGAACGTTGCTGCCCTGAAAAGCAGCTGCCGTGATGCCCCGATCCTTATCTTCAATGAAGGTTCGGAAGACATTCTGGCGCTGCGCATTGAGCCAAGCTTCCGTCCCATGCTGGAAGGACAGCGGCCGGACATTTGAGCCCTGAGATGCCGCCATCGTGATGCCCCGATCTTTGTCCAGAATCGGGGTCCAGAACGTATTCTGCCTATAGTAGCTCGCAGAGGTCGGCGCGCCCCGCACGTATTGCAGGGGGCGCTCGCTTGAACCTTGCATAGCAGACCAAACAATCTTCCGCTCAAAGTCCGGCGTCGGCGTGTAGAAGACGCTCGGGCGCAAATAGTTGTCCCAACCCACAGGTCCCTTCGAGAACTGCAAGGGACGTGCTTGCACGCCCTGCCAGCTTGCGGCAGAGGAAACTACAATGACTACACCAGACGAAGGTTCTTCGCCTAGTGCAAGTTCGCCTACTGAACTAAAGCCGGGCATTTCTAGGTCCTATGGAACATAAGCAGCAAGTTCTTCCCACTGCGCCGTGAGGGAGAAGGTCCACGTGCCGGTGGCAGGCACCGTAGCCTCAACTACAAAGCCCTCGTTCTGCGCCAGCACCAGCGGGTACTCGCCCGGCCGAGGCGCGAAGAGCTCACTTGGTATGATAAGCGGCGTGCCGGCTACGGCCGGAATACTCGTGCTGAGCGAGGCAAAGGGATTGGCATCCTTGGTTCGCGTGCCAGCAGTCAAAGTGGCTGTGGACGACCACCGAATGTCACCGACCGTTGTCGTCGCCATCGACGTGCGCAGCTTCTGGTTATTTCCCGTCAGCGTTGCGGCCGTGCCACCCGTGTCAGAGGCCGAAAACGAGCGGGCGACGAAAGCATTGAATGTGATAACACCAGCAGTAAATGCGGTCGCAGTATTGCCAGCAGAGATAACGAGCTTCTTAAGAACCGCGATATTAGTTGTGGTCCAACGGAAGGAGAAGATCGGCGAGTTGGCGCCAAGAGCCGCTGCCATAGCACCGGAGACACCTGCAATCGAGAAGATGCCAAGTGCACCATAGTCAATTGGCTTTGGCGTAATCCGTAATGCTTTGGAGCCTGTCTCCACTTCCGCATTAGCGCTCGTGCCTGCAAGTTGGACGGGCATTTAGTAGCTCTCCAGTTCTTCCCATTGAAACGCGACGGTTGCACCAATGCTATTGTTGATGCCGGTAGGTACAGCCCACTGCACCTCAAAGCCTTCATTCCTACGCATCAAGTACGGGTGCTCTCCAGGCTCTACTGCAAAAATAGGGACACCAGGGGCAAATGTATCTTTGGCGTTTCCAGCGAGCGCTGATATAGCAACGGCCCCCATTGGGTTCGCGTCCAACGTATAGACGGCACCCGTCATCGCAGCATTGCTGAGGGTGACAAAAACTATGTTGGCGTTCTCTGCACCGTACTCCATACGAGTACGGTGCTTGTTGCTATGGGCTTGAACTAGAAGCGCGGTCTGGTTCGCATTGTGCTGAACTGAGAAATTACGGGCTGCGAACAATTTTGCAACGTAAGTTCCAGCAACTGAGTTAAGGTTCGTCGTGATGTTAAAATTAACAATGACTTTGCGCAAGCTTGCAAGCGTAGTTGCCGATAGCCATTGAAAAGTGAGCATTGGCCCAGCTACAACTTGCGTGCCTGTCACTATAGTCGCAGCAGCCGAGAAAACACCATGCAAATTCGGGTCCACAGGATACTGCACACCACGCAGGGCCTTGGAGTTAGTCTCGATCTCCGAGATCCCGCCCGTTGTTTCTCCGATGATCTGGAATGGCATCTAGTTCCAGCTCCAAGCTACGTTCCAAATGCCATAGGTGCGCAGATTGCGCACGTTCGCGCCTCTGCGATAGCTGTCGTCCTCCGGCGGCGGATCATTGGCAACGCGGCCGTAGATGGTGAAGCCTGTTCCGGCCACCACGTTTCCGGCGAACACAATTGGTGGGTCGAGCCAATGCTCGTCAATGGAATGGTCTGCCGTTGCTGCCGGCAACACCCATGCATCGACATTTGAATTTGAGCGGATGAATGTCTGCCCCGTGATAGCCACGAGCGCGTCCGTCGCCCCCGGAAACGCTCCAAAGGTCAAGCTAGCTACGCCTTGCTTTCCGAAGTCCTCAGCCAGGTCCGGGATGCGAAAGACGGCAGCTCCAGCCAAACTCATCTTGGCCGTGCCCGCCGTGCCTCCGATCTTAGAGAGAAAGACCGTATCTCGAGTGAGGCTAGGTCCTGCGCTGGTGTACGTTCCTTCCCCTTCCTCGAAGTCCGTGCCCTCTTCGAGGATATAGGAGATGATGGAGTTGTTTACAACTCCGGCTTCAGCCGCCGTGCAAAATGCATTGGAGAAGGCGGAACCGAGTGTGAGTGTTCCCGTGCCCACAGTCGATGTGAGCTGTTTAACTCGATTCGCTAGGATCCTGCTGGTCATTCATCATAGTCCGTACGACCGTCGAGCCTCGACCTTATCAAGCCACTTCTCGAAAGGCCGGCAAGTCCCCTTCACATGGCACCGAGCGCACACGGGCTTTGAACACATGGTGCAAAAACCCCCCGCATCCTCCGGCCGCGTTGTCGAGTCAAGCCGACTGACCCCATTACAGTGGCAGCAGGTGAACGTGTCGAACTCTTTGACCCCCTCCGGAGTCGTGACGCGAAAGCTTCCACCAGGGTTTCGCAAGTCTCACCTTTCGATGAATTGAATCCGAGTTCCGATCGTGCCCGTGTAGGCGGCAGACTTCGCCCGAAGCACAAGTCCATTTGCCGCCGTGGCTGGCCAGATCAGCTCACTTCCCGGGGCCGCGAGCCACCGAACCGTGGCTCTCTGGTTCACCACGAAGTAGTCGAGGAAGCTGTTTGCTGTGACCGTCGGCTCGGCCGTGTAGCCAATCTTAGCCGTGGTCAGTGCAGCAGCATCCGCCGGGTCCAGCGGATTCGGCGTGAAAGCCGTGCCCGTGCCATCGACCGTCATCCGAGCAATGTCAATTTCGATCTCATTATCCGCTGGTGGGCTCTGATTGAAGCCAACGAAGTAGTCGTACAATACGCCCCTCCGGGGCGTAGCACCGCAGAAAGCTGCGATCTGCGTCTTGAAGGCTGCAGCAGTCGCCTGTTGCGTGCTCTCATTCGCGACAGTGTAGTTTGCCATTAGGAGATCCCCTGGATTAGTCCATTGATAGGGTCGAAAGTCACGCTGATGAGTTCCGCCGGCGCCAACGTCACAGAGTTACCGTAGTCAGAGAAGCCGATCAAGCCCCCACTTGTGCTATCATACAGCACTCCCCAACGCCACGCATTGATGGCGGTTAGGATCGCCACGATCTGGAAGTTGTTCGGTAGGAAGGTCCAGAGGCCCCCGATCTGGGCAGAAGACGCCACCGTCACCGTGTAGCCGCCCGCCACGTAGCCGCCGGGACCTGGAGTGATCTCGGTGATCTGATTGAAGAGCGTCTGAGAGACCACCGGCGGAACGTTCGTCAGGCCGAACTTGAGCACATTGCTGCCGGGGATCGCCTGCCCGTTCCCCATAGCCGCGACGAAGCTGTCGAACCTTTGGAACGCGGACAATCATTAGCCCTCACGAATCCAAGTCCGAACGCCGGTGGCAGCATTGAGGTCGATGCATTGCATCGAGATCATCGTGTTTGCAGCCATTACGACCGCTGCTCCGAGCAACGTGTCCGTCGTGCTCACGTTCACGGTCGGTGTCGCACCCGCCCTCGTGTAGATCAAGTATTCATCCCCGATCTGACCCTGTGGTGGGAGGTTCACGAACGCTACTCCCGTGACCTCAATCATCATCGGATTCGCCCTGGCGAACCCCACGGCTGAGACGTAGGGAAGGATCGAAGCTGAAGCTTGCGCTGCCCCTGCTGATGCGAAAATGCCCATGTGGGCAATGGCAGAGTCTTTCTTATTCGAAGCCATGACTATTCGTCCTCCTCCATTTTGCGGCCGTCGAACTCACTCGCTTCCGCAATGTGCATCTCGGTGATCTCAATCTCCAGAGATCCTGGGATCTCCATCAGGCGCTCCTTCGGCGTCCGTTTCTTCTCACCGACTACCATCGGGTAGTCGGACTCTTTCCGCTTCTCCGGGCCGCGCAGGCTCTTGACTTTCCCCGTCACGACCACCGTGACGACATCATCGAGGTCGACATCATCCATCGCCTCGACTTTCATGAAGTCAATTCGAGCCTGGCACTTGCCATCGCCGTAGGCCATACTAGCTCCCAAAGTAGCCGTTGATTGAGATAGATCCACGGAGTACCTGACTTGCTGTTGCAGTTCCAACTGGAACCCGGAAGAAGATGTGCATGAAGCGTCCAGGTTCGACAATGGGAAGGGCTCCAAACATCCTCTGGATGATTGGAGGCTGAGATCCGATTAAGGCTCCCACAAGGAGAGTCTGCGAGCCCAGCGACAGACGGCGAGGACCAAACACGCCACCGGTCCCTCCCCCGTCCGTCGTCGCTAGACTCGCAGCTGTTGAGTTAACAGCCAGGCCCCACTCGACGATGGTGGGAGTTGTAGCCACAGCGGCTCCGGTGTTAACAAGAGAGATCTGGATATCGGTGATGAAGAGGTGTGCTTGCACGGCCGCAAGGGCGCCCGGAGCACTCCACCCGAACAACGCGAAGTCAGTCTCAGCGCTCGCTGGGGCCGCGAAGTTGTATAGTCCACCAAGCGTCGCGTAGCTTGGGACCGAATTCGATAGAACCGCGGCGGCTGGAGCCGCCGAGTTCGCATACTGTGAGAGGCCACCAAGTTGACCAGTGATATCAGAATAGACACTGATAAGTTTGCCAGTTGCCATTGAAGTCTCCGGTCAAGGTGACAGGGGGAAGAAAGCTTGTTCCTTTCCTCCCCCTATTGCATCACGGGCTCGTCTGTGTCGATGCTGCCACAATCCCGCGCCAGCCGACTCCATCCGGGTTGAAGAACAACCCAGACTGAAAGGCAGCCGACAAGGCTCCAGGCTGTGCCAAGGCGCCTCCGGCACTTGTTTGGATCGTGACGACAAAGGCTCCATTATTGCAGAGGATGAACATGAGCCCTTTTGTCGTCGCCTCTGGCGGGAGCCGAAGATTTCGCGCCGCCGTCGGTGTGATCATGATGATCGGTGGATGCGATGGAGTAAGCTGAAAATTCACCGCATCGCCGATCAGATCCTGGCCCGCAGCCCAGCCGCGCCACCAGGTCATATCATAGATGTCACCACCTTCAAGAGTAGGCCGAGTCATGGCTGGATACCTCCAATGTACGCGCAGGTCAGGCCACCACGATCGAGCTCAATGGAGCACTCGGTCTGGATGAAACCTCTCCGGAGGTCTTCGTCCTTCAGCTGAACGTCGTCCTTCGTCCTGGTGTCACGTCCTTTGAGCGTCACGTAGGTGATGCTCGCAAAGTCCAACACCCACATGCTGTTCGTGTACAGCGGGTGCCGGTTCAGCAACGGATGGCTTCGGAGAAGGACCCGGCCCTGGGGCAGAATCAGCTCCCGGAAGTTCATCCCGTAGACTTCAACCGGACCTCCATAGAAGATCTGGCTGTTCGCGTCGGCAGACACGATCTTATTCAGGGCATTCAGCGCCCCGTTCCCGACAAACGCAATGCGCTCATCGCCAGCCGGCGTGTCGAAGTTGAAGATTGGAAACAGCGTGTCAAGTAGCTGGTTCCATGTCACAGAGGTCGTGAAGACCGTCTGCCGGGCGCTCGGGAGCTGAGCCCGAATCCCGTTCATCGTTCGCATCGGCTTGCCGTTGCTGCCCGTCACCTCCGACACACGGCCGAAGAGCATGCTCCACTCGATAGCCCTCGAGTGGTCAAACATCTTCCGCTTCTTGTCGTTCGACCACGGATCTCCCGTACGGAAGAAGGTCATCTCAGCCGTTCCACTGAGCTCGTACGTGTCCTTGAAGATCTGGGTCTTGTTCGTGAACATAATCGGATTACGGCTGACCGCCTTTGGCGCTGCCGTGCCTTCAGCGTACAGGCTGCCGATCAGGAGCAGGAAGCTCTGGTCCGGAATGCTCGCCGGCGTAGTGCCAGCAGCACCTCTCGAGCAGATGAACTCCGTGTCGGAGATCACGTTCTGGACCAGCAAACATTCCTGATTGAACGTTGCGTTGTCCGTCACGGGCTCCACCAGGAGCAAATCGCCCGGCTTCAAGTGGCTCGCCACGCCCCACCCGGCATCCAGCGTCGTCGCCGTCGGGTCCACCGAGTTCACGTTAATGTCCGTCACGCCAGACGCAATGGAGGAGCCTCCCCCGTTCGCGCGCAGGCGGACTAGATCATTCGGCTCATCCCACCAGTTGTATTCCGGATCGGAAACAGTCCGCTTCCGGATCTTGCTCGTGAGAGCAAAGAGCGGTGCGCTTCCATTCGGATTCAGGAAGAGAATCATCTCCCTGAAGTTCTTCGGGCGTTCATTGGCAGAGAAGTCGCCAGTGCCCCTCAGTCCAGCTACAGCAGCCACGTTTTAGTCTCCACTCGGTTTACGAGGGTGGGTCGAAGCGACCTTGATCACCCATCTGGATTAAGCTCGTCATGAGGTCCCACTGGTTCCTTGACGGAGGTGCAGTCCGAGCGCCGGGCTGCTTAGCTCCTGCCGCGGAATAGGCCTGTGGGGTCTGACGAACCTGCCTGCCGGGCATCTGTGGAGCCCTCGGCCGCCCATTTGACTGCGGCGTGATAGGGACTCCGGCAACTCCAAGCATGACCGCAGCTTGCGCTGCTGTGAAGCGGACCATATCCGCCTCGGCCATCTGTGGGTTCGTTGCCCGGACATTCTGAGCTATCGTAGCAACCGTCTGCCGATGCTGTGAATTGGTCCGATCAAGTCCCGGAAACTGCTTCCAGAACCTATTCTCGGCCTCAGCGTTCCTCTGCTGAGCCTTCATCATACCCATCACAACGTTCGGCAAGTTGCTTGCGACAACCCGCATAACGCTCGAGACTGCGTTCATGTGAACGTTAGCCATCATATGAGCATACACTTTCTTTGGGTCCGTCGCGAGCTCTTCAAGCTGCCTATCGGAGACCGTGTACACTTCAGATGCGAGCCTGTCACGAATCACATTTAGGTTCTGCTCCAGGCCCTCACTTAGGCTCTGGAATGAAACCTGCTCAGGCTGCGCCTGTGGCGCAGAAGGAGCCGCAGCTGGCGCCGTTCCCGGCACCGGTTGAGCCACCGTCGGTTCGGGCTGTTGAGCGGGCTGCTCCGTGGGCTGCTGTGCCACCACGGGCTCTTGCTCTTGGCCCTCCACCGGCTGCTCCGAGCCCGGGAAAGTGAAGCCTTCGTCTCCCAGGTCTGCCTGATACGAGTCATCCTCGTCACCAGGATCACTACCGCCGCCTTCGGCGACGTTGGCAGCTGGAGCTGCGTCTTCCGCGCTCCCGCCTAGCTGCCGAAAAGCCTCCAGAGTGTCTTCCAGGTCCTCCGCCTCTGGCGGATCAATTTCGCCACTGCCGGCCGGTAGCTGGTCCCTTGGGATCGATTCCCGAGCCTCAACCGTCTGCCTCGGTCCAGCCGCTGGTGTCGTCCGCGTCGGGGTCTGTCCGTTCATTGCGCCGTTGTTGCGACCGGACTGTCTGGCCATGTTGTTCTCTCTCCTGAGCTAGTGAATCAAGTGCATCTTGCGCTGCGCGCAAGACGACCTCCGGATATCGTTCGATGAGCAAAAGAGCCCCAATTTCCCCTCGCTTGTATTCACTCGCCCCAGTCTCTTCGAGGAAAAATTGAGCCTGACGGGCCTCAATCTGACTCCGAAGGAACCCTGCCACGATCCGCCACCCTTCAGATGAAGTCAAGCCTTGCATCGCATCTTTCTGCGCAACGGCCCCTGCCCTCTGCTCTTGACGCTGCGCGTCAAGTTCAGCCATATAACGGGTCTGACGTATATCTTCATTCATTGTATTGAAGGTCCTGGTGCTTGTCCGCCCGTCCCGTGCACTGGACTCGTGAGGCCCGGAGATGCTCCCCCTGGCGGCCCGCCAGCGCTACGTGCTGAGCCATTCCCACCACGGCGCTTGCCACCAACCATAGGAACGGAATTCCCCTGGGCTAGAGCCATCTGAAACTTCTGATCGTCGGTGATCTGAACCTTGAATTGATTGATGTTCTTGAGGCCGCTGAGCACCGCAACCCACTGGAAGATTCCGGCCAGATCGAACTGCGCGGAGATCTGAGGGATCGCCATCACGGAGCTGATCATCTCTTTCCATAAGTTCGCCTGTGCGAAGCGGTCGATGGGAAGCGTCCCGTCCACGGGGATAAAGTCGTAGAAGCCCGCAATGGCGTCCGGAGTCACATTCACGAAGGGCTGCCCGGCCTGCTGAGCCAAGTCGCCCACAATCTTGAGCTTCATCTCCATGTCATAGTATTGCTGGCTGTTCTGCACCAGGATCTGCGTCAGTGGGCTCCAGCCACACATGCTCATATACTCGGCCAACGTCTTCAGCCGGTTCACTCCGAAGGACGTGCTGGTGCGGACCTCCGTCGCTGTCTTCCGGCCGCCCGTCGCGAGCAGGCCCATGATCTGATCGTTAACGCCCGCCGTCCGCTCGCCAATGCCGATCATCGCGGGCAGATCCGCCATGTGCCCCCTCGTGATGTCCTGGATCGCGAGCTGCGTCACAGGTCCCTTCGTGTCCGTTCCGTAGGCTTCAGGCTTGAGCCGAATGACGCCGCCCGGCAGCGGGTTCAGCAGGTCCTTCATCACGATCCGAGACGGGTCCGCCACCACCTTGTTGTTCAGAGCGGCTCGTACGTTGTAGAAGTGACTATTAAGTAGCCAGTCAATGGTATTCTGAATGTCCGAGAGGACCTCAGGGTATCCACGGTTCGTGAGGCCATACGCTTCCGGGTCCATAGGACAGACCATATATGGGTACTTGCAGTGGTAGGCTCCGAG